GACAAGAAAAAATACGGTAAAAAATATGGAGAAGTTGTAATTGCGTGCGATGGAAGAAAATACTGGAGAAAGGACGTTTTTGAGCACTATAAAGCTAACAGGAAAAAGAACAGGGATAATTCTGATATTAACTGGACGAGTTTGTTTTCGGCTTTGGAAACTGTCAAAAAAGAGTTATCAGAAACATTCCCTTTCAAAGTCATCGAAATTCAAGAAGCTGAAGCGGATGATATCATCTCAGTCTTAGCTAAGTGGAGTCAAACTAACGATATCGGTGATTCATTTTTTGATGCTGACCCAAAGCCTTTTATGATTATTTCAGCGGATAACGATTTTATCCAGCTCCAAAAATACAAAAATGTTTCTCAGTGGAGTTATATGACAAAAAAGGCTATAGTTGCCACTCAAAAAGAAGTTAAGGATAAGCTGTTAGAGCATACGGTACGTGGGGATGGGGGAGATGGCGTTCCGAACATCTTTAGTCGTGATGACTGTTTCGTTAATGGTATTAGACAAACGCCCGTATCAAGAAAAAGATTAGATGAGTTTTTAGAACTAGGGTATGAAGCTTGTCGTAACGATGAAGAACGTAGAAACTGGCAACGAAACGAACTGTTAGTTAACCTTGATAAGATTCCAGAATGGGTAGAAACTAAGATTATGAGTGAGTTTAACGGGTTAACGCCTAAGTGTGATTTAAACGCAATTATGGAATATTTTATGAAAAATAACTGTCGTTTGCTTCTTGATGAAGTTGAGAACTTTAAATAACTAAATAATATTGATGTTAAACTATATGAGATTCAAATGAGCCAACAAACTATTCCAGAGATTTTAAAAGACATTAATTCTGCTAAAGATACTGTAGCAGCTTTGAAGCAACACTTAGATAATAACGCCTTAAAATTTATTTTTGGCTATGGGTATATTCCAAAAGCATTATTTTTATTGCCACGAGGGGAATGTCCTTATAAAGAGAATGTATCACCAATTGGTACTACTCCAACAAATCTAACTTATGAAGCTAAAAGATTAGAAAAATTTTGTAATCCCGCCGTTAAAAGTGCACGTAGAGAGATTTTGTTTATTCAGACTCTTGAGAATATGCATAAAGACGAAGCGCGGGTTTTAGTGCTAGTAAAAGATCAGATTCTTGAAACTGATTATCCAAACATCACTCTTGAGAAAATTGTTGAAGCAGGGTTTTTCCCTATGCCATATTTCCCTGAGGGATACGTTAAACCACAAATTATCAAACAAAAGAAAGGAAAAAAAGATGCTATCTTACAATGAATTCAAGGAAGCGGTATTAGCCGAATCAGTAGAGCAATTAGACGAATTATCTAAAGGCACTTTAGGTTCTTATATGAAAAAATCTGCTGACAGCGCATTTCACGCACAAAAAGGTATTGAAGGAGCTGCTAGAAAACAAAGAGCAGGTTTGAACAGTTTTGATGCTAGCAAAATGAAAAGCGGTCAATCAGACGAAGAAAAAGCTAGAGCAACCAAAGCTAAAAGAGTCAAAGGTATGAATATGGCTTACAAAAAACTTCAAAAAGAAGAAGTTGAAGTATTAGAAAGCCTATTAGCTAAACTTGATGAAGACGAAATGATGGAAGCATTTGCAGTCCATAGACATGGTGGTTCTATTGGTAGCGGTGGTCCTGTTCATGTTAAAACTCATGAAACTAAAGAAGACGCTAAAGAACACGCTAAAAGATTGAATAAAGGATTATCTCCTGGCGAAAAATCATACTACGGTATCAAATACAAAGTATCTGAAGTCAAAGGCGATGTTAAAGAAGGCTATGATGTTGTAGAATATTCATTAGACCAACTTGATGAAGTTCACGTTAGCCAAAAAGATTGGGAAGAAGACCAAGCCTTAAAAAGCCGTCCTTCTAAATTTGATGCGAAATACAACGGCAAACCTGAAGCAAAATCTAAACACTATGTCAGTCAAAAAGATTGGGAAGAAGACCAAGCCTTAAAAAGCCGTCCTTCTAAATTTGATAAAAAACTGACTAAAGAAGAAGTTGAAGTGTTAGAAAGCCTATTAGCTAAATTAGAGGATTAAGATGTTAACATTTGCTCAATTTAAAGAGAATGTGTTAGCTGAGTGTACTCTGAATGAAGGATTCAGCAAACCAAAGGGGTTTGTTCAGATTAATAAAGATGAACATGATGTGATTCTTAAAAAAAGACTTAATCACGAAAAAGAAAATGGTACTAAGAACCACAGAGAAGTTTTATCAAAAAGAGATACTCTAAATGATGTAACACATACAATGGTTACAAACAGCGGCGGTCAAATTCACCATGGTTTACCAAATATAGTTGCGATTAACGACAATAAAAAAGGGACTACGAAATATTACAGACAACCCGTTGGTGGTAATATTAAAGAAAACCTTGAATTAGAGGATTAAAATGTTAACATTTGCTCAATTTAAAGAAAAGGTATTAGCTGAGTGCACTCAGCTAGATGAAGCACATAAAATTGGAAATAAGGTAACTATCCATAAAGGTACTGGTGCAGGAATTACCGGTCATATTGGAGAAATTCGTAAAAAATTCAAAGGCGATACGGATCCTACTTATACAGTTTTCCATGGCGATAATCAAGCTATTACTGTAAGCAAAAATCAAATCAAGGCTGTTAAAGAGCAACTTGATGAAGGATTCAGCAAACCAAGGGGCTATGTTAATATCACCAAAGATGAACATGATGTAATTCTTAAAAAGAGACTTGAACACGAAAAAGAACATGGTACGAAGAATCACAGAGATGTACAATCGAAAGAAGAACTTCCACTGAAAACACGAAGTACAATGGTTAGTAACGGCGGAGACCAAAGTATCCATGGTCTTCCAGAAATAGTCCATACTTATGACACCAAAACCGGCAAGAACAAATATTACAGACAACCCGTTGGGGGTCATGTTAAAGAAAGCCTTGATGAAGGATTGAGTAAAGAAGAGCTTTCTGCAATTAAGCAACATTATTCTACTCAAAAACATATAATGGCAGATATTGGCGATTATGAATATTACACAAAACATAACGACAATAAATCGGCAGAATCTATTGCTAAAAAATTAAAAGCTATGGCGATAGATGATAAAGTTATAAATGAAAAATTTGCGCACCTTAATCATAAAAAATTAGATGCTAACGGTAGCGGCGAACTTGATGCTGAAGATTTCAAATTGCTTCGTGCTAAGAAAAAAACAGCCGCCGGTAAACTAACCAAAGAAGAAAACGAAGTTTTGGAAAGTTTGCTTGCTAAGTTAGATGAAAAATGTGCTATGAAATCTGTAAAGGAAGATGACGCTGAAGAAGATGAAGAAGAAGATGACGAAGAATGTGAAGAATCGTGTGATTCTAAGGCTAAAAAATAGTTATGTTATCTTTTCTTGATTATAAGGCGTTAACCTTAGCGGAAGCCAAAAAATGTAAACAAGAAGATGTTCAACTGAAAAGTGATGAGACACTCGAAGATCCTGATGAGTGTCTCATCGGACCAGGGAAAGAATGTCTGACTAAAAAGAAATCTTAATCTCCGTTAAATAAGGTAATACTTCAACGGAGATTATTATGCAACCAACAAAAATTGAAAACATCAAAGGCGATATTATCGTAGCATCTTACGGGGTTTTATCAACAGGGGTATCAATTCCTTCTATTGATAATATCATATTTGCTTCTCCTAGTAAATCTATGATTCGCGTCTTACAAAGTATTGGGCGCGGCTTACGGTTAAACGAAGGGAAAACTGTCTGTAATCTTTATGACTTGTCTGATAATTTATCTACGGGTAAAAGTCATCGCAATCACACGTTGAATCACTTTGATGAAAGAATTAAAATTTACTCAAAGGAAAAGTTTAAATTCAAACTTATCCCAGTAGATTTGTAAACTAAACCGGCTTCGTGCCGGTTTTTTATTGCCAAAAATAATTTAAAATAAAGCTTTACTTTTAGAAATAATCAAGTATAATAGATCGTAATGAAGTTAAGCCTTAAATTATTTGGAGATTGAAATGTTAGCAACTTACGAACAATATATGAAGCACCATAAACAAACAAGAACAACCAAATTCATTGAAGTAGGTTCTAATTCTGTTGATATGAGTGAAGTTAGGGTTGATGGATTAGTTAAATGGTTAACTGAATTTCAAGAAAAGCATACTGGAAAAGACCTAATATTGAGAACATGGTCTGATGATGATTCATACCAATCTACCGGCGAAATTTACAATGATATAGGCTATTACGATTTAGAGCCTATCGAAGAATACAATACCAGATGTAGAGAACTGTATAACAGATATGTTGAGTTTTATAATCGTACTGAAGAAAGCGATAAAGAGAAAGAAATTAAACAACTAGAAGAACGTTTGGCTGAATTAAGAGGTGATTTTTGTAAATAAAAAGCTTTACTTTTGATAAAATAATAGTATAATAGATTTTAATGAAGTTAGCCTATAAATTATTGTTGGAGTGTTGATATGTTAGTTAAAGATAGAGTTACCGGCGAAATGTACGATCCTCAAGTTGAATTTGAAAAATTGCTTAAAGACCCTGAAGTCATTGACCAAATGGTTCGTATGAAAGAAGAACGTGGTCGCGGTTGGCCAACCCGTAGCGCTCAAGATTGCCAAGAATAGGAATTATATTATATTATGAATGAAACTGAATTAGCATTTTTGACGTTATTAGAAACATCTGCGGTTAAGCCTTTGAATGATGAGTTTTTCGCTAGAATAGAAGCATTAAAAAGCGTTAAACCAAAATCATCTTTACCCTTTGAAGTTGCGAATAAAATGATTACAATTAATGATATTGTTAACCGGCTAAAAGTAACCAGAACCCAAGTAGATATGGCTATCTACTCTGGTTACTTACCAAAGCCGACTATAGATAATAACGGGTGGGAAGATAGCCATATTGAATGGTTCATATCTGCTTGGGAAGCCAAATTGGCAAGATTAAATAAAGGTGACTAATGTGATATATTATGCTGGAAGTAATACGTGGTTTTTTGAATACGAATTTGAAATTGAAATTGATTTAGAAATACAGGATATTGATGAAGATGAAGCCTAAATTTATTGCGTACTATATGGGAATTGCGGAGTTAACCGCGCAACTATCTACGGCAAATAAATTAAAGGTTGGTGCCATAGCGGTTAAAAATGGCAGAATCATTTCTGAAGGATATAACGGTACAACGGCGGGTTCATCAAACCAATGTGAAGATGAAAACGGTATGACTTTCCCTTACGTCATACATGCTGAGGGTAATCTTATCGCAAAATTAGCAAAATCTAATGAATCATCTGAAGGAGCAACTATTTTCTTAACACACTCTCCTTGTTTACAATGCGCTAAATTAATACAAGGCGCGGGTATTTCAACGGTGTATTATAAAAATGCCTATCGTTCTGATGATGGAATTAATTTTTTAACAGAAAATAATGTGAATGTTATCACATTAGGGAGTTAAGTATGGCAAAACAGTGGGAAGGCGGTAAAGGCGATAATTCTAGACCAATGGCAGTATCTAGACAAAAGTTTGAAGATAATTGGGATAGAATATTCAAGAAACCCAAAGAAGAACCTAAAGAAGAAAAACCGGTAAAACCTAGCGAGTGATATTATGATTATTGCATATGCGTCTGACTTACATAATGAATGGGAACCCTATGATATCCCAGAAAATACACCTAGTGGTGATGTGTTAGTTTTAGCAGGCGATATCTTAAATGTTAAATTGTTTGAGCTTGATGCTAATTCAGGGTTTGCCGTAGAGTATGACTTTTTTGATAAAGTAACCGCGTTATTCAAAAACGTCATTATGGTTATGGGAAACCATGAATACTACGGTGGGGATCTTTCAACGTCCGTGACGACTCTAAAAAAATTACTGAGTAAATATACCAACGTTCATATTTTAGACGGCAATACACTCGTTATAGATAATGTGTTATTCATAGGAGGCACGTTATGGACGAATTTTAATGAAGAGAACCCAGCAACGTTATCTACGGCTAACCGCCTAATTGCTGACTATAGTAGAATTCGCGATAATGGTGAGCTTATTTCCTCCAGTAATATATTAGAACGCCATAAACACTTTGTCAAATGGGTAACTCAAGTAGACAAAATGGGGTATGATAATGTGATATTAGTAACGCACCATTCTCCATCGTTTCAAACTACTGAAGATAAATATAAAGACTATTGGACTATGAATGGACTATTTGGTTCTAACTTAGATTCTATGCTTAGTATGTTTGATTATGCTATTTTTGGTCATCAACATAACCCAAAAACACTCGTCATCAATGGATGTACGTTACTAAATAATTCTCGGGGTTATCCCTTCGAGGAAACTTCTATCGACTTTAAATTTAAGCGAATTATAATATGATTATTCTAAAATGTTCTACGTTCTTGAATAAGTTATTTCAAGAACATGTATTTGATTTAGAAAATAAAACTGTTCGCGTAGGAGATAAAACAGCGCCGGCGGTTTTTGAAGAAAAGCTTTTACCAACGGATGGTGAAACTGTAGCAAAGGGAAAGGGTTGGGAAAATTGGAATAAATGCTTATCTAACAGCGTGTATTCCCAAGTATTAACTGTGCGAACAAATTTTGACATGGAAGAAGTGATGGTAAATTATTTACAACAAAATGATTTTGTGTACAAATACCAGAAGGGTTAAAATGCGATTACACTACGAAAGAGTGTTAAATAGTGAAAATGCTATGGTAGACGGCTATACGAAAGTAGACGGCTATTTTGGTCCATTTAGAATGAATGAAAAGGTTATGTATTATTCGCCATTTACGGGCGGCTATATAGCGGCAAAACTTGTTTATAAAATTGAAGGAAAACAATAATGGCACATTAATGTCCCATCAGTTTTTACAGATACTTACAGATACTTAGAGATGTTGAGTATCTGTAAACTGTAAAATTTTACATTTGTCAAAGTGCCAACGTTTCATTACATTTTCACCTCCAGTCTTACCACAATGATGGCATGTGACTTGTTTTTGCGCCTCACCTTTGTCTTTATGTTGCTTATGTGGTTTATGTTTTTTGCCTGTTTGCGCAGCAGATACTTTTGCACCAAATCCTTCTGGTTTAGGCGTACGCATGTTAGCTTTAGTTTCTTCTGATTTACGCATATTAACCTTAGCTTCTTCTGATCTAGGCTTACGCATGTTAGCTTTATGTTCTTCTGACTTAGGTTTACCTTTATCTGAGCGTGGTTTATGTTGCTTATGCGGTTTATGTTTTTTGCCTGTTTGCACAGCAGATTGTTTAGCCTTAGTTTCTTCTGAACATTTTCTGCCAGGAGCAGCACCATTCAACCCGTTTTCTGGTTCCATGTTCGCCCATTCTTTTGATTTGACTATGTCGTTATCAACAGAAAATTTTAAGGCAACCTCGACGATAGAAGTATCATAATACAAGCCAGAAACCCATAAAGTTACGATGTGTTCTTTACCGTGTTTATTAATGTGTCTAGACCAGTATACACCAGAACCATTGTATGTGTATGGGTCTAAATTTGTAGTTTTACCAAAATATTTCTTTTTGGTGATGGAGTGTTGTTTGATGTACAGATAGGTGGGTGTGATAGGAGTATAAATACTTGTGCTGGTCATGATGATTCCTTGAATTGTTGTAAGAATGATTAGTGCCACTGGATGCTAGTAACATCGCGAGTGGCTTTTTTTTGTACAAAATATTTAGTAAAAATAGAACTTTACTTTTGTGTTAATAAATATTATTTTTGGAGTTTAGATGAAATTACACCCTAATTTATTTGGTGATGTAAAAACGTTTATGGACGGCGGGGAGCAAATTCCGAGTCCAGAATTGGTTAATCTGTATAAAGACTTAATCGCGGAAGAATACGCAGAGTTTATTGACGGTGTTAATAATAATGACCCGATTGAAACTTTGGACGGGTTGGTTGATACCGTATGGGTGATTATTGGATATTGCATCGCGGCGGGATATGATTTTGACGGAGCTTGGAAAGAAGTAGCGGCGTCAAACCTCAGTAAGCTTGACCCAGATACGGGTAAGGCAATCAAAAATAAAGCAGGTAAAATTATGAAACCTGCATCTTACTTTAAACCAGATTTGACCAAATTTATAGGGTAATAATGCCTACAGCTTACATGTCTAAAATGTCGAAAGAGAAAAATATTCCAATTGCCAAACTGGAGAAATATTGGGATAAAGCAAAATCCCTAGCTAAAGATTCAGGGCATGAGGAAGAATTCGATTATATTACTGGGATCTTCAATAAAATGATTAAAGAGGATGAAGACCATACTATCTCAAAGTATGCTGACTTCCTGGGTAATCAACCTAGATAACAACTAAAGCCGGCTTCGCGCCGGCTTTTTCACGCATAAAATTTATTTTTAAAAAAGATAAAATAAAGCTTTACTTTTGGAAAAAACATAGTATAATAGATCTTAATGAAGTTAAACCGTAATTAAATTGGAGTTAAAAATGTCTTATTTTAAAGGTACTGTTGAAAATGGTGGTTTGTTCTATAACGGGTTTGCTAATTTTGAATACAGAGTTAGCGAAGGAAAGGCTGAAGGACAAGGGGCATGGGGAATCGAAAACGGCTTTAAACATGAAATAGCAATTTGTGATGGGTCTGTTAGATTTGCCAACGTGAAAAAAACTGTTGCATATATATGCATCGGTGAAGACGAATGCGGTAAGCCTATCCTTGAAAAATGGAAAATTAAACATGTTTGGTGTAATACCCAGCTCTAAATTTATTTTTAAAAAAGATAAAATAAAGCTTTACTTTTCCATAAAACCAAGTATAATAGATATTAATGAAGTTATCCCTTAAATTAATCGGAGTGTTAAAATGAAAGAATTATATGAAGCAATATACAGTATGTATGTTTATGACAATATGTCTATTCGCGAAATCGCCTTTGAAGAAGGATTGTCAATTGATGAAGTTAAAAGTGTAATCGAATTTATGGTAAACCTTGATCAATAGGAGATTGAAATGGCGGTTAACTGGAAAGCCTTAAAAAACTTTGAAGTCAAGTATGAGAAATACGATTATTTTTTCGCCAAAGCTACCGTAATTGGTTATGATTGTATTTTAGCTGAAAATAAAGAAGATGCTGTAAAACGTGCTATCTTTAAACACGGCGATGGAATTAGCATTTTAGCAGTAGACGAAGAAATTGAAGAATAAAAAGCTTTACTTTTGGAAAAATTCTAGTATAATAGATAGTAATGAAGTTATCCCTTAATTATTTTGGAGAGTAAAATGAAACGTAAAATGTATTTTTTTCAATTGAACGGCGCTAAAGCTACCTTGATTGATTCTGAAACTGAGCAAACTTTGACCATCATTGATGATTCTGGTGACGATATTAGTGTTGATTATATCATTGCTAATTCGTATTTATTCAGAAAGGTTAAAAGTCACTCAGTAACAATGAATATGCTTTCCATTTCGTTTTAATATGAAATATGTACTATTAAACCGCGAAGATGTATTTAAGATATTATCTCTATTTGAGTTTGAGATAGTACAAGTTGATTCGCTCAGTTGCTATGCTAAACTAACAGATGAACAATTAGATATTCTTGACAAAAACAATTTTGGATATACCCTAAAATGAAAACTGTAAAATTTAAAGATTTAAAGCCTTATCTAAAACCGTATCCTGTACCTGAAGAAACAAACGGACAGCGGTATAGATGTATTCCAATTGAAGATTATCGTATTGTTATTCGGAATTACGGACACAAAGTAGAAGTGAATTATATCGACGAACATATCGATTTTGATGGAAATTGGTCGTTAATTATCTATGATGACTTAGGTGATACCTTTATAAAGAATGTCGATGAGCTTGACGCAACAATTTATAAAATAGAAAATAATTTAAAATAAAGCTTTACTTTTCGAAAAAAGGGCGTATAATAGAGTCTAATGAAGTTAAACCTTAATGAATTATCCGGAGTGTATATTATGTTAAAAAGTAACCCAATGATTACAGAAAATGAACTTCAAGAAGGCGTTTATCTAAGCGATTATTCGTTTCAGTTACATGTACTCGAGCGTTCTAAATCATATATTAAAGATCCTGAATTTTTAACAAATGATGCTGCGTGGTATTACGGCGTATGTGATGGAATTGATAATTTACTTGAAGTCATTCCTGAACTGTTATCACCTGACCGTGAATTCGTAGTGCTATTGCATAAAATCACTAAATCTGGTCAACCAAGATATGAAGGTTGGAGATGGCACAAATGGGGCGATTATATCGGTACCCAAACGCCTACTACTGAATACATTTATGATGAGCCAGAAATTGAACTGGTTTACTGTTACCATATTTACGAGAAAATCAAATGATTGAATGGGCAAAATCTAATAAAGGTTT